TCTCTCCAGACAGTCAAGATCAAATTGCTTTGCAACAAATACATGAAAGAAACGCCCTTGATGATGTGGACAACGGTAATATCGAAAGTGCCATAGAAAAATGCTCAAATATTTGGGCTTCATTACCAGGCAATAATTACGGCCAGAGGACAAACACTATTGCCTCATTGGAGCAGCAGTTTGAAAAATCTGGCGGGAAATTAGCATAAGGATAATTTATGAACTGGAAAGATTTAAGTATGGCGTTTAAAATTATAGTATCAGTCTTGTTTATTCTGTCTCTGCTTGCCGTTTCTTCAATGGTATATAACTGGTACTCTGACCGGTTTAAACCGCCCACAAGCCAAACCAGCTATATTAACCAGCCGGAAATAAAGAAAGCCAAAGATATAGGGCATAAAAAGATTGTCGTTCTGTCTAAAATAGACGTTCTGGACAAGGACGAGGCCACTGAAAAGCTCAAACTAAACGACCCTATTAAATCTGACAAGACGAAGCAGATCACAGCCACGGCAGAAATCGCCCCATATGACGGCAAGACGGACGTTATTTCAGTACTGGACACAGAGAAAGGAACTTCGGAAATTATCGCAAAGCAAGTGCCCTTATCTTTCATGGGATTTGAAAACAAGAAAGAGTTTTACATCGAGGGAGGACTGAACACCAAAGGAAATGTTGAGATCGGCGGAGGATTGCAATGGCAGTTTGCCAGAATAGCCAGCGCAAGAGTTGGTTTGGCGGGAGAGGTTAGAGGTTCACAAGACAACACAACAGGATTCATCGGAATCAGAGGTACTTATACTTTTAAATAAGGAGACACGAAATAATGAATTTTTTTAAGAATTTAGTTGACACGGCAAGTACATTATCCAGTAACAGATTTGCTTTTCTATTCACAACGATAATTTCCAACGTTCTTCTTTGGGGATCATGGGCTGGAATTTGTATCTATTACGGCAAGATTTTTGATATTCCGACCGGCGTGTATGTTACCTATGGTCTTGCTAATGGAATTGTCGGTCTGGGTAAATTAGGACAGAATGTTACGGATAACCAGAAATCACCGCAACCCACTGCCCAAGGCGGATAAATAAATAACCGGACATTTTCCTTAACAAATACCCACCACTATTTGATATTGAGAATAGAATCAGTATCTTGTAGTGGTGTTTTTAGGACAAATTGGAGGACATTCATTTATTTCACCGGAACATATTTAGTGATTCGCGTATTCTTTTTGTCCCAAAATTTGTCATAGTTGAGCAATTCTTTTCGGTACTCAATAGCGTCTTTTTTATTAATATGTCCCTTGCGAGGTTGCCATTTTCCCAATACTAACAGTTCCGTAACGTAGATCATTTCACCCTCCTCAACGCATTCCTACTTATGATTTCTACCTGCCCATTCTCGAAAACTACGGCAGCACTATTCATCTTTAATCGCCTTACGATCCGGCACGTCCTCCCGTAAAGAGTTTTGCGCTTTGAATTATTTCGCCAGCCGTAGATGTAGGTCATTTTCTTTTTGGAAATGTAAAATGATTATGCTGATTAAGTACCTCTTCAATTTCGCCGATCAAACACTGTTTGTTTTTCCCTCATTCAAGCCCACCACCATTGATGGGCTTGGTAAAGATTTAAGCAATAATTTTAATTCCGGTTATCTTTTCGGATAACCACTTCTTGATATTTCCGATGGCTTCGAGTTGCCACATTCTTCCGTCCGCTTCATACAGGGCGCAAGAAGGCTGCTGACCTTTCCCGCCCACCATGCGAAGAACAAAAGTGCTGGCTGGTTGCTCCACTTCCATGAAGGTACGGTACGGGCGCAAGGTAACAGGATTAGGTACTGCCACGGATTCAACTCTGGCGATTCCTACCCTTGCCGTTATTGCCTGCGTAATGCCATCGTCTGTATGTTGCGTAACGGCCTCTTCTTTAATATTCCCGACGATCTTTAGAATTGCCGCCGTATTTTCGTCTTGAACAAACATGGCCTGCAAATTTATAATGAATGATTCTACGTCCATATTGCGACCAAAGGGAAAAACTGGCGATTCGTGGACAGCCGTAAGATAAGTTGACCGGGTCATCCAGTTGTCGGAAAAATTAGCCTCAAGGATATCAACCCGCTTATGGTCAACAACGTGGATCATTATTAACGGGTCAGGTCGCGGATCGTCGGGATAGTAACAATCCACAATACCAGTTAACGTATTTATCGCCAAAGTTTCCGCTTTCGGTGGCTTAATGGGAAGAATACCAGAAGGGCCGTTAGAATAAATCCGGTCTTTTATTACTTCCGTTTTTGACGTACCGAGGGAAAGTATTTTTTCAATCGCTTCTTTTATCATAGTATTTTGGCCTCCTTATTTATGTTGATTGGTGTTACGTTTGTAGGCAAAGGCGTTTCGGTGAACATATCAGCCTGCCGTGTGCTGCGCTCACAAGCAACGCCCTTGCCCTTATCCATGCCGACAAAGATATGCGTGTTGAGTTGTGATATCGGCGCAAGTTTCGTTTCGCTTCCGATTGATACCGCGCAGACCTCCCGATCTTCATCGGGCTTCACAGTAAATTTCAGCGTGATTGTTCTTGCCTTCTTCGCGTCGGTGTTCGGGTCAATAATGTTGTTTAATACTTCTTGCAGAGCAAGATCAAAGCGCTCCACAACTGCGCCACCACTTATTGATGCCAATGATACGATTTCTGTTTTTTGTTCCATGGTGCCTCCTTAAAAATTATGGTAATTATGTTTCTTGCTATCTATAAACTTCATTAAACTATCCACGCCTTTACCAATGACGATTCCTTTTCTCTCATCGACAAGAACCTTTCTTTCGTCTCGTAATAAGTATTCGCGGTCCGTCGGTTTTAACTTTTTAATTTTTACTGTCATAATATTGCCAATACGGGTTTTTGCCCTGTTCAAACATTAAAATATTATCCCCAGACCTTGCACATCTCCCTGCTTCCGCATTCTTGGCAGTGGGTCTTCGTGTATGTCGTGCCGGGATTTTCTGGGCATTCTGCCGGGGCCATTTCTTCGTCTTTCTCTGTTTTTTTACCCTTCAATTTATCCTTGAGGCTCGTGTTCGCATCGGTCTTTCCTCCCTGTTGATCTGCTACCTCAAACCAGTCCGCCGGTGCGCTCATACCATCTTTGATACTGTTGTAAACCTTGCGTAACTGTACCAACTGCGCGGCGGTTATCGTATCAAGGCGGCGCTGAATACGTTTTTCAATCTGTTCTTTGGTAATTTTATAAACAGAAAAAGCCTCGACAAGTTTTTTCAGAGCGTCAGGGGAAGTATCTGCTTTTGCTTTTAAAGTGCACTCACACTGATTCACTGCCGCGTCTATTACGTCGCCGGGGATAATTCCGAGAATGCAGGCGCGAAGGCGCCGTGCTCCCTGATTTGCCGTTAGTTCGTAAATGTCGCGGGGATCTTCTAACTTATACGATCCTTTCTTTGTGTGTCGTTCGTGCTTAACTTGGAATGTTTTTACCTGCCGGACGTTCGTTTCCATATCCCAACAAAACACCTCAACGGTGCTTTCATTATTTCGCTGTTCAAGTTCTTTGACTCCGAACTGAATATTTCCCCAATTCTGGGCTATCGCTTCGGCCAGACGGATTGATGGACCGCTGATTGCGCTGCCGCCGCGAGCATATTCATAAACGGCTTGCTCTGCCAATCCCGGCCGTTGGCAAGCGGTTGTTATCCTGTCCATTGCCTCAATCTGATTGCGTGGGAATTTCTTCGCAAGGATAATGGCTCCCTGAATTTCGGCCATCGCTCTTTGGTTTTCGACTTCAACAAGCGCCTGTGATGATGCTTGCGGCCTTGTGGCTACTGGCGATTCATATATTTGGGTTGTATTTTCCATGATATTTTTCTCCTTATTTCAGAAGGAACCGCTTTGACGGTTCGCTTGTTTTCAGATACTTTTGATAAAGGTTCGGTTGATCCCTTTCAAAAGACTTCGCATCAAACATCTTTCGGCCATTAGCCAGTTTGTATGTGGCAATAACATTGCCGCCATCACTGATTAAGGTATCGCCGCGCTCTCCGAGGGCAATAATAATCTTGCCCCTTAAATCTTTGTCCTTCGCTTCCAGTGCCGTTTTTTCCTTACGGACAGTATAAAGTTGAGCGCAAGTCTCAGAAAGTTCAGGTGTCATTATTACATTTCCTTCTGATTTCACCTTTCCAAACATCGCAACTGCATCGGCGTAACTGACCGGATCAGGCGGGTTGCCATCAATAACCCGTTTCCAGAATCCGGCGGCAGCATCAATGATCATTTCCGAGATTTCTTTGTCGGCCGGAACTTCATAAAGCTCAGGACTTCCCCCTGCGATGGACACGGGAACGTCTACCACTTCAAACCCTGTGACGATCATGTAATGGTGACACTGGACAGCGTAATAATCAGGGATTTGATTCGTCAGCGGTTCGCCCCAGTTCTTGCCACTTCGCGCCGTTTTGATTTCGACAATACGCCGATCATCAGTAAACCCGTCAAGCGAGGCCAACATGAACGGATATTTTTCGTGATACATAATTTTATCGGGGAGTCTTACGCTGCGGCCGGTCGTATCGGAATACCATTGGCGGATAGCCGGTTCCATGCGTTTGCCCCAATCTGTCGCTTCATTTCCCTGCCAATCTTCAACCTCCTTTCTTTTTTCCCTGTAAACCTGATAAGCTGTTTTGAAAGGCGACAATCCCATGATTGCGGCAATATCACTCCCGCCGATACCTTTCCTCCTTTCCTCTAACCATTGAGCGTGTTCCATTTCGTCTCCTTTCATTTCATTTGGTGGCTGTGTACGCTTGGAAGTAACAGTCTACGTCGGGCCAAGCAACCCACCTTCTCCGGTTTATACTCCGGCACAGCCATGATTAAAGTTTATGTATGATTTCTATGATTTTCCTGATCATCGACCCACATTAAACGATACTCAAAAACTCCGTGTCCTAACGGTTTCTTCGCCGTCGGTATTCCGTATTTATCCCGCAAATCTTTAAACCTGCGCCTGTATTCCAGTAATTGAAGCTCATCCCTGATGGCGGCGTTGGTGATCGGCCCAACTTTCAGCCGGTCATAAAGTTTCTGGCACTGCGGCGACATTTTGGGAGTAAAGTTTAAGGTTGATTGTTCCATTATCGGCACCCCTCACGCTCGATCATTATCTTTTTACCCTTAAACATAACAAACGGCTCACCCTGGCGATAATCAACAACAGACGACTTTGGGCAGGTTTGTAGATTCTTATAAATTGCCGTTGATTTCATCGTCCCGAAAACGTGTTCGCAGGCGCAAAGGAGAACGATAATAAAAATAGCGACGGTACAGGCGAAAGCTATGATTCCGCTTACGGCCTTATCCCTGTCTCGTCTGATTCTGTCTTTTTTGTATTCTGTGAGAATCATGCCTTTTATCCCTCCTGATCGCTACGCCCAGAACAATTATTCCGGAGACAATTATTGAGAGTGCTACTGCTGATAAGATTATGTTTTCCATTACTTGCCCTTAACTTTAGCGATAATGTCTTTTGCATTACTAATTTTAAAAATTGCTTCCGGCCTAGTTTCGTGTCCGTCGTAATACGCAACAAACCTTTCTATCATTACGAGCATGTCCGGCGCGGCGGCGATAAGTCTGGCGTTAGCGTCTAGATCGACTGCGGCAAAAGATTTACCGTTTTCTTCAACAATCGTAAGCAAAGAAATGCTATCTTTAGTAGGAACCGATCTTTTGATTCGATCTCCTACTCCATAAAGTTTCCACGGCCCTTTTGTGTGTTCCATAATCCCCCTTTCTATTGTGCCGGCGGGCGCGGTCTGATTGCTGACACCGTTTTCAGGAAATCCCTCAAACCGCTTCCACCCGCCTGTTCAATAGCCCTCCTGAATTTATTTGCTAAATCAACTATCCCCTCTTCGCTTCCCCTTCATTTCCCGCTCCCGAACTAATGCTTCTGGTCATTCGGTGATCTCTGCGTTCTTGTGCTTCAACTGCCAGAGATGGAAACTTGGGCGTTTTAGTTACCTACGCCCTGCGTAAGCGGCGTTTCGCTGGAATCTCACCAGCTCTTCAGGGTAATTACTTCCAGTTTTTGTTTCTGTTCTTTTTCTGTTTAACGATATTAGTAAATGCCGGAGCCTTGGCTTTCTGATATGCTTCCCATGCCGGAGCCGTGGCTTTCTGATAGGCTTCCTCTGCCGGAGCCTTGGCTTTCTGATATGCTTCCCATGCCGGAGCCGTGGCTTTCTGATAGGCTTCCTCTGCCGGAGCCTTGGCTTTCTGATATGCTTCCCATGCCGGAGCCGTGGCTTTCTGATAGGCTTCCTCTGCCGGAGCCTTGGCTTTATTTTATTATTAAC